CGTCCTCGATGGTGAAGGCGGGGTTCTCTTTACGCTTCAGGACCCAGACCAGTGCGGTGCGAAGCTTTGCCACGCCTGGCTTGTTTTCGCCAATGTCGCCGAAGGGTAGTCCGGCGTAGTTTTCGATGTCTTCAATATCGCCGAGGGTAATGCTGTCGATGTCCATAATGTTCTCCTTTGTGAATAGGGACTAACTCTTGATTTTATACTCGTAATCGTTCGCAATAACGTAGTTTCGCAGCAGGCGATTCCACAGCTCGACGACGTGCGGCTTTACCCGCTCACGAGCGACCTTCAGGTATTTGTTGTTTCCTGGCGACCTGATTGCCTGGTAACGGAAGCCCTGGAAGGGTTGCTCGGTTCTGCTGCGCTTTGTCGTGTACGGTCCGGCCGGGTAGTACCGACCGAAGGATACCGATTTACCGTAAGGGACGCCGGCGATAACTACACCACCAGTCAAGCCTTTGGTCCTGCCGCCTGTTTTCGAAGCGACCCTGGCGGAAGCGCGGCCGACAATAGATCGGGCCATCTTCGACGTCTCCAGCGGTGCTGTGCGTCGAGCTTCGGCGGCGACCATCTCCGCGCCGCGCTTCATCCAAGAATTGTACGTTTTGTAGTCTTTGGCGGTGCTAATCAAGAAGGCCCGGACCTCGCGGACACCGAGAATTTGGACATAGCCTTTAGCTTGTGTCTTTGTGCTCGAGCCGAGAGAAAAGGCCATGATTAGCTTACGCCGGTGGTCGCTTTGAAAGGTTCTCCGATGATGTCCATACGGATACCGGAGAAGCTAAACGTGCCGTCCACCGACGCTTCGCCGCCGAGCGGGAACGTGCCGCGGCGAGGGATACGGACAGTCGAGACGACAACCTGTGGCGTCGCGGCGTTCTTTGACCGGAAGATTGGCTGGCTGGCGGTCGCGGTGGTGTTGCCGTGAGGTGCGAAAAGGTACTCGACCTCTTCCCCGGCGTGGTCCCACATAGCCGACCAGAAAGAATCGGCGTCAGTTGACTGGATACCGGAGATTGTAAAGTACCAGTCTGCGGTTCCGCCGGCTCCTGCTGACGCGAAAGTTGTCACGTCGGAAGCGGCTTCTTCAGCGACCAATTCGGCCTGTGAAATATCGGCGTTGTACTGGACACCGTCGATCGTGAGCTTCAGAGCGTTAGCTTTGATTCTCGTGGACATATTGACCTCCTATGGTCGTGTTAGTTGTTTGACTGTGAGCTCTACACCGAGAAAGGTGGAATTGTTCTCGGTATACATCTCGGGAGCGTTTACTGTTTCTAAATAGAAGCCCGCTGTGTCGTTGATTTCGTTCAGCGCGTCCTCGATGTAGCCATCCATTACGACAGTGACGTGATTGTTTGTTAGTGCCTGTGCGAAAATTCGGACGTCGAAGCTGATGACGTATTCTCCGAAGGTTTCGCCGGTTGTCACGAACTCGGAGCTGGGGAACACAACAGCACAAGGCGGGGTAATGTTCGGCGGAACATAGTCGAATGTCCGAAAGCCTGCGTCATCGAGCAGGTCGACTAGCGCGGCGCGGGCCTGACTAATCACTTTCCGAATCCCAGGTTTCCGGTCGCCTGGTTCACGAATGGCGAGAGGAGATCGTAGGCCCGGACCATGCTATTTTTGGCGATCCTGAGAGGTGCGGCGTCGAAGCTGGCAAACTGTGCGATTCCGCCAGGAGCGGACCGCCGGTTATACAGCTCCGCGCCACACTCCATAATCGAGCGGGTGCGAATGGTTGCTGGGACGCCCTCGACGTCGCCGATAAATTGGTCGACGAGGTCTACGGCGGGATCCCAGCAGTGGTATCGGATGAAGTGTTCATCCACACCACCTACTTGAGCCCCGACGTAGTTTGTGAGGTCGTCCCAGGCAGCCATTAGATAATTCCCTAGTGCCAGTGCTTACGCGGTCTGGTCGATGGGGATGATGAAGTTGTACTCGTTTGCCGTAGCCGTGTAGGTCGACAGCGAGAATGCTTCGGACAGGTTGACTGCGTTCTCGGACGAGAGACGGAGCGCACCGGACGTGTACTGACGGAGAGCGAGCGACGACACGAAAGCGCACTCGTCCTTGTTGACGTGGTCGAGACCAGCGTCGACGACGATCGGGATACCTGCGATGGTTCCGCGAAGGCCCGAGACGTTAGCCGACCCGACTGCACCGAGAGCTTCTCCAGCGAAGGAGATAACCGGCGTACCGTCGAGAGCGAGAAGGTCCTTGAAGGTTCCCTTGTCGACAATCAGAGCGTCAATCTGGACACCGTTAGGCGTGAAGTACGTCGCCGAAGCGTCAGCGAGACCGCCGACCCAGCCATCGTAAGTCGTGTTGGCCAGCGTAACCTTGTTGCCTGCCGTGACCTGTGCGGCGCAAACTGCGGCGTACTTGGTACGGAGCTGGGTAGCGAGAGCTTTACCGAGCGCGATTGCCTGGCCGCGAAGGACCGAGTTGAGGTAGTCGACGCTGGAGCGGTCGATAACCTGACGCGAGAGCTCGGCGTAGTTTCCGACCGTGATGATGTTCTCGGTGAACGTGCCGAGGTTGAGCTCGTAGTATCCGAGGTCGTCACCTTCAGCGGCCTGCGTTGCGGTTCCGTCGGTCTGCGAGTCGACCTTTGCGAACGTGATCGTCATGCCGGTGGCGGGTGTGACGCCGCGACCGAAGACCGAACCGAGAGGGTTCGCTGCTTCGACGAGACGAATGAGGTCTACGTCGATGGGCGTGGTGATGGATTCCGCGGTGGTCGCCCCGGAGTAGGCGCGTTCGAGAGTCTGGACAGCGTGGTCGTCTTTGGAGACGATTGCCTTCAAGAACTCGCCGGCCGAGCGGTACTTGACCGGTGCTGGTGCTGGTGCGTTGATACCTGCGACCTCGCGCTCGAGGTGCTGGATTGCTTCACGAACCTCGGCGAGGTCGGAAGCGGTGGAAGTGGTGTCTTCCATGTTTTCCTCCTTGATGGGAGCCGAGGCCGGTACTTCCGGTTCGGTGTCGTCACGAACTGCTGTGACGGTTGCCCCGGCGTAAGCCGGGAAAGATACGAGACTGATCTCTTTTACCAGTGCGTCGCGGACCTCTGTCACACCGTCGACGATGTGAGAGTCGCGCATGATGAAGCCGACCGAGAGCGACAGGACACCGTCGGCGGCGAGAGTTGCGGCGTCGCGGCCGCGAGTCGTGTCCGAGATAAAAGCGTCAAAGTGAAAAGCGTTATCTTTGTCGCGGCCTGCCAGAATTTTGCCCACTGGGTCGCGCTGGTCGTGCTGCCACAACAAAAGAGCGTTCTCGTCCAGGTGGACACTGCCCGGAGCGAATCGCTCGTTATAGGCAGGCGTAACCTGACCATAAGGGACAGCGATTCCGGACAGTTGGCGCGTCTCTTTGTCGAAGCGAAGCTCGACCTCGATAGCGCGGGTTTCGATTGTTTCCATTAGTTGATTCCGTTCACTGGTGGCAGGCCTTCAGTAGCGCGTACCTCGTTGACGTCGAGCCAGCCAGAATTAGCGTCGAGCGCGATCTGGTGGGCCTGGTAGCGGGTAAGAGTGTCAGAGCGAAGCAGCGCGTCGACGTTCATCTTTGCGATGTTCAAGAATCGGCCGGGGAGCAGGGTCGAGATTGCTTCTTCTATCTCGATGTAGTACGCGGCCAGGGTGAATCGGGTGAAGGAGATAAGCTCCTGTTCGATGTTCGAGTAAGTCATCGAGTTGCCAGATACAGCACTAGCCATAAGACCGATGGGAACCCCGAACAATCTCGCGATTTGCTCGACCCCGAAAGACTGGGTCTCCAGAAATTGTGCGTCTTTGGGGGAGAGATAGGTCGACTGAAAAGACAGGTTCTGGCCGAGCACAGCAGTCTTGCCGGACCCGAGCGCATTCCACGCTTCCGCCGCGGCCTGCGCGTCTTCACCAGACAAGAATTGGTCCGTCTTGAGGATCCCGGCGGGTGTGCCACCAGCTGCGAACCATTCGCTGACATAGTCGCGGGTGGACGTGATAGCGAGAAGCTCCTTCTGCGCCGTCTGGATAGGGCCGAGGCCGTAAGCATTACCGGGAGACCTGTAAAGGCTCAAGTGTTGTATGTCAGTGAGTGAGAGCTTCTCGGTCCCGCGGTAAACGTAGTAAAGGACAGTCCCGTAGTCGTCCGTCTGAATCAAGACGTCGAAGGGGTTTAGGACCTCTAGCTTTATCACCTCGTTACGGGTGCTGTTCCGGGATACGCGCCAGTAAGCATTACCGGACAGGGACAGAGAGTTGACCGTCATCTCGAGGAAAGCGGCCCGGGACATCTTTGGGTCGGGTTGACGGACCCAGAGCGGCGTCGACGTAACTTCCACACCATCCCGATAGACCTGAATCGTCAGCTGCTTGATGGCGGTCGAAAGGATCGAGGTCGCCCGGAAGACAGCGGCCAGCGATAACGCTTCGGTCGTGTTGATTCCCTGCGACGCGCTACGAGGTGGCGGGATGATTCCGGCGCGCTCATTGAGCGACAGCACAGACGCGCGGCCGAGCCCTGCCATCGGGTTATTGAGGAAGTCGAGGAATCCCATTACTACATATTGTGTCACATATCAAGTCAGACCACAACATATAGTGTTTTGCGTGTCGTAACGCAGGATTATTTAGTTTTCGCACAATAATCGTGCGTTATTGAGCTGTGATTTCACACTTTTATTGCGTGGAGACGTCGAGAATCGAACTCGAGTCCGACGTAGGTCCCTTCCGGGTCTTACATCGTCGAATAACCTATTCGTCCCCTATTGGCAAGAATCGCACTGAAGCAGGTCCATCGGATCTATCGGAACCTGTATACCGTCGATGTTGTCGTTTTCCATAGAAGCACTACGGTAACACACTGCTTACTTCCCTACGAAGAGCTGAAGGCCGGTGTGTTGCGGTGTTTGCTCGGACGCCGCGTAAACTGCCAGGACTGTGGCCATAACAGCGTCGATCTCTACGCTCGAGTCGATTCGACTAACCCGATAATTCTCGCCGACGTTCTTACGCACCGTCCGGGGAATCTGATAAGTAAGTATCTGGTCGCCCGCGTGTTTGATTGTCTTATGCTTCAGACGACTAAAGAGCAGCATAGATCCCCGGATGACGTGGCCCTGATTGAATACCTCGACCGGTATGGATCGAAGCTCTAACTCTTTTGCCAGGTCTTTCATATAAAGACCGTCCATTACGAATTTCGCAGGGTTGTGCTTCATAAGTTGTTGGCAGACGTTCATAAGGCGGCTAATCGTCGGCCTGGCGAAGGTGGCGATAATCTCGGTGTGTACGACGTCGTCGACCAGGACCGCCGCGGCGATGGTGGCAAATTCGTGGTCTCGAGTCTGGTCGACACAGAAGAAGAGTTTGCCTGGAGGCATAGTCTCGCCGCTGGCCCGCTCGCACGACCACCACAGACTAATTGGAATAAAGGCATTCTGATTAGAGTGAACGAACCGATTTAGCCGGTATCGGATAACGTCCTCGTCCGGTGTAGATCTAACGTCCTCGAGCATAATCTCGCCATCCAGACGTCCGGCCTGTAGCGCGGGGTTCGCCTGGGTAAGTAGTCGGAGAAGGTGCTCGTCGTCGTCTGGGACGATGGACTCGTCTGCTTCCCATATCCACGCACCGAATCGCGACGATAAGCCCGCTATGGCGTCTTCTGCGGCCGCGTAGAGCCTTTTCAGTAATGCGCTGTTCTGGTCGCCTGCTGTTGTAATCCCGATGATTATGGAATTTTTGCGGGATCCTTGTCCGGCCACTAAAGCAGACCAAGAAGCGTCGTCGACCAGGTGGACCTCGTCGACCACGCCGACACTGATAGGGAAGCCTTGAAGCGTGGACGCTTTGGCCGCCTTGATCTCATACCTCGACCCGAAGGCCGTCCTGATTCCGCGGGTGTCCGTCAATTTAGTCATGAGCTGCCGCAGGTCGGGTGTGCCGTTGATAATGCGCTGGATACGCTCGTAGAGAATTCTGGCCTGGTCGACCTGTGACGCCACGCCCACGTTATATTGGTCGCGGGCTCGGAGCAGGCTCCAGACCCCGAGCAGGGACGTTAGCTCTGTTTTCCCGGACTGACGCGAGACCGATACCAGGCACTGACGCCACCGAAGCGTCCCATCGTCCCGCAGCTCCGTTATCCGACGGATAAGCTCCACCTGCCACTCGTCAAGCCAGTACCCCATTGACTGACGCCAAGCCTTCTCGAGCAACGGAAGATAGTCGTCGACGTCAGCCTTATAGTCTTCCGTCAGCGGCGGCGTGAATCGGGTCGGGGTAAACATTACCGGCGGAGCAATTCCTCGAACGGGTTGACCGCGGAAGGCTCGACCGGCTTCTCCTTCAGCAGCGACCGGTGATAAAGCCCGAACTGTGCGTACAGTGCCGCGCTCGGTTGTAGATCTAACTCGCAGGCCAGTCCCTGAAGAGCGACCACCGATGGAAGGTGCGAATCATTGAGCCAAGTTGCGGATTCTAGGAAGCGGGAGACCGCGTCCACGAAATATGTAGTTTGGCGTGGTCCGTTTTCAGTCATGTGTTTGTCCTTTGCTTTCGGTTGTCGAGCGTTGCTTCAGAATGTTTCAAGTTTCGGGGGAGAAAATGCCTGT